ACACTGGAGAAATAGCGGGCCTATAATATGATAAATAAAAGTAATAGGAGCAAATAAATGGCAATTTCATCACTTTCAAGACTAACAGTACCTTTGGACAGCAACGCGAGTGCAGGTTCACAAGGTTTGTTAATGCCAAAATTGCAGTACCGCTTCAGGGTGTCACTGGAAAATTTTGGAGTGTCAACACCAACTACAGAGTTAACTAAACAGGTTGTCGATGTAACAAGACCTAACGTAACTTTTGAACAGATTACACTTGATGTATACAACTCAAAAGTATTCCTTGCAGGAAAACATACTTGGGAACCAATTACATTAAACTTACGTGAAGATGTAAGTAACAACGTTCAGAAACTTGTTGGCGAGCAGTTGCAGAAACAGTTTGATTTCTTTGAACAATCAGGTGCGGCATCAGGCGGGGACTACAAATTCGTTACACGTATTGAAATTTTAGATGGTGGTAACGGTGCAAACACAGTTAATGTGCTTGAAACATTTGAGTTATACGGTTGTTATTTAGAAAGTGCAAACTACAATCAATTAGCATACGCGACATCAGAAGTAGTTAGTGTTGCATTAAGTATTAGATACGATAATGCGATACAAACACCACAAGGAACAGGTATTGGTACTGCTGTAGGCAGAACTATCAACACACTTGTTACTGGCGGTGGCGCAGTATAATCAAGTTTAAGAGTTTTAAAATAAACATGGAAAAGGCGCTTAGGCGCCTTTTTTATTCTATACCCACTTTATTTTTTAGATAAATATTAGTATGGCAAATAGATTAACACCATTCCTTGACAATCTTGTATCTGGAGCATTAAGTCCAAAAGGTAACCTTGCAGACTATCAACATGCTTCAAGATTATATGTAAACGATGCATTTAAATTTGCACCAAAAAATAAGTTTTTATATCATGTTAGTTTTAATATTAACAGAAGAGCATCGTCAGTTATACCACAGTTAACAGAAAAGCATTCTAACACAATTAATATGTTAGTTAAAAGTGTTGACTTACCTAAGTTTGATATTACTACAGAAGTAAAACATCAATACAATAGAAAAAGAATTTTACAAAAGCGTATAGACTATAGTCCTTGTAATTTTGTTTTCCATGATGACAACTACGGTCTTACAACTGCAATGTGGGAAGCATACTACAGATACTATTATAAAGATGGTAACTATGCATCAACTGATACAGCAGGTAGTCCAAACACAACTGCGTCTGCATATAACAGAGCAAACACTTTTGCAGATGCTAATTCAATTCAATCACAATACCGTTATGGTTTTGATAATGATAGTAGTGATCCTTTCTTTGACAGTATTGTAATATATCAAATGTCAAGAAAACGTTACACAGCATTTACACTTGTTAATCCTATTATTAATAGTTGGCAACACGATACAATGGACCAAAGTGATGCAAGTGGGTTAGTACAAAGTACAATGAGTTGTCAGTTTGAAACAGTGTGGTATACAAGAGGTGCAGTATCTGAAGGAGTTGCACCAAAAGGATTTGCTACAGAACATTATGATAAAACACCAAGTCCATTATCACTTGCCGGCGGAGGCACAGCAAGTTTATTCGGTCAGGGCGGAGTTGCCGCAGGTGCCGCAGATGTATTTGGCGATATCACAAGTGGAGCGGCATTTTCATCACCGGGTGCATTATTAGGTACAGTATTAAAAGCGGCTAACACCGCAAGAAATGTTAAAGATTTATCAAAGGACGGACTTAGACAAGAAGGCTTTGGAATTATTAAAGGAGCCATCGGAGATGTTGGCGGAATAAATGTTGGCGGAGTTGCAAATACATTCTTTCCTAAGAGTGGAGGCAATGGTGGTACAAATGCATTAACAACTGCACTTGCAGGTATTAGTGTTATTGGGGCAGTACAAGCGGCAGTACAAAGTTCAAGTGTAGCAGACGTAACAGCCGAATTAGCAAACAACAAAGACAAGTTAGACGCTTTATCAAAAGCAACAACGCACAAAAAACAGCATTTAGCCGCAGGGGGTGATGCAGGTGTTAATGCAATTAACGCGGCATGGGATAGTGCAAGTGCAGGTTATCAAGAAGCGGCAAATAATAAAACGCTTGAAGACATACCTAATATTATAAGGACATAACAATGAGCAACTTACCTAAAGTAACCCCAGTTGATAGTTCAACAGATACTAAAAGATTTTACAATCAGTATTTTACTGCCTTTATTAATTTTCCTACTAACCAAGTTGATGCTGTAATAGGATTTTTTACAAGTAGAGGATTTGAAAAAACTTCTGCTATTGCTGTGGGAACAGTAATGTTACAACAAGCAAAACTTGATAGTATAAATGTTTTTGAATTACTTGACACACTTAAGAAAACAGATAGTGTACAGTTGAGCAGTGTTGTAACTGAAGTATTAAATTTTAATAGAGAAAAAATAAGTACGTTAGGTTATAGAGTAGTCGACGTTCAAGATAGGACCGAAGCAAGAAACATAGGAGTGTAACATGGCCAAGTATGCCCAAGGACGTTACAACATAAAGTTTCAAGAAAAGTATATCGGCCGCAAAGCACCATTATATAGATCAAGTTGGGAATTTGCATTTATGAAATTCTGTGACGAAAATCCTAACGTTGCAAAGTGGGCAAGTGAAGCAGTAAAGATACCGTATGTAAATCCTTTTACAGGAAAACAAACAGTGTACGTACCAGACTTCTTTATTAGTTACATGGATAAGAATGGCAAACAACGTGCAGAAGTAATAGAAGTTAAGCCAGATAATCAAACAACAATGGAATCTGCAGGTAGAAACAAGCAGAAACAAATGGCAGTTGCATTGAATATGGCTAAATGGCAAGCCGCAAGAGCGTGGTGTAAAGATAAAGGCCTATATTTTAGAGTTGTAACAGAGAAGGATATGTTCCACTCAGGCCAACGTAAAGGCTAAATAATAGTAGCATTTAATGGAATCCAAAATATGAAGAAATTAGAAGAATTACTTAACATGCCTGATAGCAAAGAAATTGTTCAAAAAGATAAAGAACAATCATCTAAGGCAGAAAAGAAACATGCTATAATAGAACATGAGAATACTCAGCGTGATATTGCAGAGTTGGATAAAATTAGTGCGGCACTACCGCAAGTAAAAGGATTAGGTGAATTAGCAGACAAAGAACTAAACGAGGTTGCTGAAAAATCTATGAATGCATACGAAGACCTAATGGACTTAGGAATGAACGTAGAAGCACGTTATAGTGGTAGGGTTTTTGAAGTAGCAGGTAATATGCTAAAGACTAATCTTGATGCTAAAGTTGCTAAATTAGACAAAAAACTTAAGATGGTAGAACTACAACTTAAGAAAGAAAAAATAGACAAAGATGGTGGAGAATCTCCAGATGGTATAGTTTCAGGTGAAGGATATGTGGTTACAGACCGTAATAGTTTATTAGAAAAACTTAAGAACATGGATAAATAGTTTAGTAGGGAAAATACAATTATGAAAAAATATAGCGATTATTTAACAGAAGCATACAATGGAAAGGTATACCCTTTTAAAATTGGTATTGCTGGTGATAACAAAGGTATAGCAGACAAATTAGAAACTGCTTTAAGAAAGTTTGGACTTACAAATTGTAGTCCAGGCAAAAAGACACCAATTCAACAACGTCCATTGGACTTTCCTGCATTACAAAACGAGGAAGTAACTTATTACGAGTGCGAAGTAACATACCCTACACATACTGAAATGTTACAAGAGTACTTAGGATATCAACTTGGTTTACCTCAATCACATATTGTAGTACGTAATCCTAATGAACCTCAAGAGTTATATCAAGAAGTTGATCAAGGAAAACCATACGAAGTGAAACTTACTAAAGAAGAAATGGAATCAGAAAGTGCTCAAGAAGATGTATCAGGAGCAAGAGTTATGGGTCTATTAAAAGAATTAGAAGTAGCACGTAAGGAAAGAGATAATCCAGTAGCGGCAACAAAAGAATCTTTTGCTACTGAAGCAAGTGATATTAAGCAAATGGACACAACTGCTAATATCGGAACCAAAAGTCCAATAGGGAGTTAATAATGAAATTAAACGATATATACAAAAAAATTACGGCGTTGGACGAAGCAATTAACGAAGCGGCATCGGCGTCAATAAACATGAGCGGTGATAATGCCGAAGATGTTATTAAATTAATGAATGCATTAAAAGGAACAGAAGGTGCAAAAGCAGGGGAACCAATTCCAACTGCAATTAAACCTGCAATGAATCCTATGATGGGTCCAGCAGATCCACATGACGACATGTTATCTATGATGGATCTTGTAAGTGACAAGCCTAAGGGCATGAGCATGGACAAGCCAGGCATGGACATGGACAAGCCAATGGACGACATGAAACCTTGTGGTTCTGAAGAAGATACGGCTGAAGGCGAATGGGATAATTCACCAGATGAAAAATATCAAGATCATACTTTTATGACAAAAGATATTGCACATGGACATGATGGCGCAGAGAAGAAATCATATCCAAAAGTAGCAGGTGGTGACAATCCAATGGCACTTGAAGATGAATTAAGAGCAGAACTTTCCGCTAAACTTTCAGAGTTTATGAGCGAAGGTGATAACGACTGTGATGATTGTAATATGCCTAAAGACGAATGCGAATGTGATCATACAAATGAAGCAAAAGCAAAACCAGACTTCTTAGACATGGACAAAGATGGCGACAAAAAAGAGCCAATGAAAAAAGCAATCAAAGATAAAGATGCTAAAAAAGAAAGTATTGAAGAAGGCGACGACAAAAAAGTTCAATTACCAAGCGGTAAAGAAATGAAAAAATGTGCAGACAAAGGTATGTCTAAAGCAGATATCATGAAGAAATACACTGAAATGGGTTGTGAAGCAAAACAACTTGAAAAACTATACGCATCAAGTTGCGGCGGACATTAAGGAGATATAGATGGCTGGAATAACAAGAGTACACGGATCAGGACTATCGACAGCGGGAAACGTTTTTAGCAATGGTTCTGTATTCGCTTTTAAAATTTTAGTAAAAATTGCAAACGGCACAGCAGTTGATCTAAGAGCAGAAGATGATGCTATTGACGAAGTAGTAGAAGCAATTTGCAAAGAACTTAATCCTTTAATTTATCATACTACTGACGATGCCAGTGGTACAATGACTGTAGTATGTGATACATATGATCACTTAGGCTTACAACATAGAATTAGATTAATAGGTGGCGATTGGACTAGATCTACCAATACATACGCTGTTACA